CCGGGTGAGACGCCAGTATCGTATACTGCAAAGTGATGTAGATGATTATATTGCCCGCCATAGGGTAAAGAGGCAAGAGGAAGAGCAGCCATAAAAAGAAGTAGCCGCTGTCGTTGTTAGTCGGATGGGCAGCGACTACTTACCAATTGTACTAAGTGCTTCGGAGACACACATGGACATCGACTGTTCAGTTGCTATCCCAAGAGGCTTAGTTGCCTAGATTATACTTAATATGTACTTGTTTGTCAAGCCAAGCACAGCAGCAGCGGATGATTCATAGTATCCTTCTTGCACAACTGTAGATGCGAGTCTAGCAATAATAGTAGACACTCTATAATGGATGTACCATTGTGTATCGTTAGTAACCAGAGCTTATTGTAACAGATTGGAGACGAAATGGCAAATAGGGTAGGAACAGGACATCACGTGCGGGTCAACCATCCGCAGAGCTGGTATCACGGCGAAAAAGGTACGGTCATCGGGCAGGGCCGTTGGGGCTATCTGATCGTCGAGTTTATCAAGGATGGCAAGCCCTATAGGACGGAGATCTTGCGCGGCAGGTTGGAGCTGGTGCAGGAGGAGAGTACAAAATCATGACAACTGAGCACGAAGCCAGCATTATCAACAAGGATAGGGAAAAGCAAGCCACGCTGATGCAAAAGCACTTAGAGTCGATGGGTGTTGAGGTAAGAATTGCCCATTACACAGGTGATTCATCCTACCCTACAGAATACACGCTGATAGTGGACTCTATCGCAGCGGTAGGTCCGACGATCGATCTGGCTCTACTTGAGTTTACTAATCGGCTGCTCATACAAGAAAAGAATCTTGAAGCATTAGTAAAAGATGCATCCGATTTGCTAGAAAAGTACCACGGCACGATAGAGAGCATGTATGGTCTGCCTCATGCAGTGAGAGCGCCGATTTTGCCTATCATCGAAGATTGGCAGAAGCGCGCGGCTAAGGTTCTTTGATATGTTGAGCCGAGCCTTTAGTGCAGCCTTGCACTGTTTGGACAGCGAGACAGGAGAGATCACGATGAGAGAACGAAAACCACTTACACAGGAACAAGCAATTGAAACCTGGACAGAGTTGCAGCGCCTCATTTCTGTAGGCGCCTATTCAGAGCGCAGCGCAGAGCACTACGAGACGGACACCTGGCCGGAGGATGGCGTCGAGGAATCAGTTGCCAATCTGGAGGCCTGGGCATCCCGGCAGGGGCTTGAGTTCGACTTCAACCACGATAACGGGAAATGGAGCTTAGTCGGTATTGAACAAGGGCGTGATGATGTAGGAGGGTATGATGCCTGATATTCCTCCAAGCCCTTTTATCTGGCTCATGGACTCTGAATGTTGCGATAAGTGCGGAGCAGCGCTGGATAACTTTGAGTCAGTGATCTGTACTGATTGCCTGGAAGATGCCTGGTATGACGAAGAGCAAGCACGCTATGCCGATTGGGACGATGAGGACGAGGATGAACAGGAGGTACACAATGGCAAAGAAAGCTGAGGACTGGATACACCGTACCGCCGGCATGGCTGCGCAATTTGAGTCGATGGATCACGGTCGAACGCTCTCTATCGATTTCACCACGATTTTGGGCCAGGCATCTGACGACGCCTGGATTGTGCAGATTGATGGCTCAGAGACAGACTATGGCGAGTATTGGTGGGCTCACACAGAATACCTTGCTATATCAGGGACAGAAGAGAAGCATACCGTGGATGATGCCACAGATGAGCAGGTGGCACAAGTCACAAAGGAGGTGCCAGGCACAAAATAAAACAGCCGCTGCGAACGGCTGCCTTACGAAAGGAATGAGATATGAGCTTTGTCTGCATTGTAGCACAACTTGGCTACAATTGCAAAGGTGACCGCCGGGAGGCGGACATGGAAAGGAAAAATGTATGAACGACACTAAGCGATTTGAGCATCCGGCTCTTGATGAAGTTTACACCGCGCTGAATGCGATTGAACAGATAGAGGCGCAACTGAAAGCCGCTAAGCGACAGTTAGAAGAGGCTATCATAGCCCTCCCTGCAAGAATTGGTGACAATGAAGACCTACAAGATGAAGTCTTTCATCACTTATATTGGTTCGATGAACGTGTTAACGCTACCACGCTAAAGAAGGCTTTCCAGGTCATACATCCAGCCCATGTCAAGAAAAACGGCAAAGGACTCGACCATCTCATGAGGAGCGCCTATATTGAAATCCCCTGTATTAGATGTCAACAGCCATTCCGCATAACAGTAACGAGTAGAAGCGAACTAGAACGACAAAGAGGGTATATCGAACGGGATAGAGCCTTTCCTAATGGGTTTAATGCTGGATGGGCAACAACATGTGATTCCTGTAAGGCAAAGAGAGATGAGGCATCACATCAAAGATATGAGCAGCAACAAGCAGAGGAGGCCGCTCGTATCATGCAACTTAGAACAATGCCCTACCGCGAATATCTCCAAACTCCCGAATGGCAAGAGCGACGTAAACGAGCGATGAAAAAGGCTGGCTTCCGGTGCCAGGTCTGCAATGCTTATGGCGTTCGCCTCAATGTTCACCATCGCACGTATGAACGACGCGGCAATGAGAATGACCGCGATTTAATCACTCTCTGCGAAGATTGTCATACGACATTCCATGAGAATGGTAGATTGGCGGGGGTAGAGGCATGAGCAATACAAGCGAGTTCATCACCATCATCCGACCGAGCTTTATGAAGTTCTGTGAGGATGCCTGCCGGGCCGCTGCATTCAATCACTTGCTCTTTCGCATCGCCGGAAAGAGCAAGGATCAGCCCAAAGAAAAAATAGTGGCTGGTGATATTTTGTGGTATGCCAAAACAGAGCAGATCACGGAAGAGATGGCGAACGCCTGGGGAGTGTGCAAGGTACGCAAGGAAGTCAATGCCCTGATCGATATGGGGATTGTTGGACGCCGTGCTAATCCAGAGTGGGGAGCAGATCGTACCAAGCATTTCTGCTTTGGGCAGAAAGAGTGCAAGAAGTTCCTAGGGTTTTGTGAGAAGCATGAAATATGCGTGGTGCATCTTGGCCTCTCACCTGAAGTCACCCATTTGATATATTCATCAAATGCAAATGATACATCTATCAAATGCATATGCCCACAACCAGAGGCAAATGATAAAAGTATCGAATGCATTCGATCAAATCATCAAATGGAAGCGATAGAAATATCAGATGCAAATGATAAATCTATCGAAGCAATACCAATAGATTTACCTACAGAAGATGACTACAAAGATGACACCAAAGAAGAGAGTAATGTTGCTCCTGAACGTCGCAACGCACCCGCATCTCTCACAGAATATAAACAGCGTAAGGAGACGGATCCTCAGATGCCCGTAGTCAAACCGACTGGGCCTGAAATACCGCCTGAGGCTGCGCGCATCATGGACGACTGGGACGCTAACCACAAGAAGCCGACACCGCGCACAAAGAAGTTTACTGATGCCGCTCTATTGCTTGTCCCATTCAATCCCTCAAGGGAGGATTTACGGAAGTGTGAAGGATGGCTCTATACGACAGACCGCCCTGGTAAGCCCTGGTTTCGCTCACATGGTGTAAGCCTGTCGGATATCGCAGAAAACATCAGCAAGTGGCAATCCCTTCAGGAAGCACCGCCGCCTGAGCAAGAGTCACCACCTGTCACCATCCGACCAGCGAATAAGGTTCGTAGTTTCAACGGCATTGCCGCCAACAGTTAGGGGAAGATCATGCAAAATCAGCCATTCTCGGCAAATATCGATGCAGAAATCGGGCTGCTTGGCCTCATCCTCTGGCACAATAGCGCTTACGTCGATGTGGCTACCTACATTGAGCCTGAAGACTTCTACCGCGAAACACACCAGCAGATATACGCTGCCATGCAGCACCTGGCAGAGAAACGCGCAAGCCTGGACCCCATAGCCTTGAGTGAGGTGTTAGAGCGCCGGGGCGTCGAGCACATCAACGGCCTCTCTGTGCTGAGCCACCTCTACCAACTGCAAGAGCGCGAGATGAACCTGATAGAGTTCGACCCGGTGAGCATGCGGGCAGAAACCTATGCCAACAGTATCGCACGCTGCGCTGAAGCCAACCGGCTTGCACAGGCGGCGCTGCACGTCTTGGAATTAGCCAGGAGCGGCGTAGAGGATGCGACCGAGCAGGCGGAGGCGCTGGTCATGGGCGTTCGCAAACGGCGCAAGCGTCAAGAGTTCGTCTCGCTCAGTGACTACTTCCCCCGCTACCTGGACCGGCTGGATGCGCTGGTAGAGAACAAGGGCAACGTGCGCGGCGTGCCTACGGGCTTCGATGACCTGGATCGCGTGCTTGGGGGTTTGCAGCGTGGCGCTCTCTATGTGCCAGCCGCCCGCACACGTGTTGGCAAGACGACGCTCTGCCAGAACTTTGCCTACCTGGCAGCGCTCAAGCACCAGAAGCGTACTGCCTTTTTCAGCCTGGAGATGAACCTGGACGATCTCATGGACCGCTTTGTCTCCATCCATTCCAAGATCGACTCACAGAAGCTACGTACGGGCAATGTAGGGGACGCTGAATACAAACTGCTTGTTGGCGATGTCATGGAAACCTTTGAGCGCCTGGGCATCTGGATCAATCACACGCCGGGGATCACCGTGGACACGCTGAAAAGCATGGCGCGCCGTCTCATCGTGCAGCATGACATCGATGTCATTATTGTGGACTACCTGCAACTGCTCAAGGTTGAGATCGGCGGTAAGCGCGTTACGCCACGCGCGGAGGAAGTCGCTGAGATTGCGCGCCAACTCAAGGCGCTTGCAGGTGAACTCAATGTGCCCATTGTGGCCCCGGCGCAAATCAACCGCGAGATCGAGCGGCGCGCAGGCTCCAAGGTAGCAGGCGAGAACTACACCTACAAGCTACCCATGCTCTCAGACCTCAGAGAAAGCGGCGAGATCGAGCAATCGGCAGACGTGGTGATGTTCCTGGCACGCGCTGAAGAGAAAGAAGAGCATGTGAAGCTCTACGTGGCAAAGCATCGCAACGGACCCGAGGGTGAACTTGACCTGTACTTTGTCGGCAGCGAGACGCGATTTTACCCCATTGTGGAAGGGATACACGCATGAGATATACGAAAGCCGACCTGCTCGCCTGGGCTGCGGCGCATCACTACCCGTACCTGATCCTGAGCGATAGCGACCGTGTGAGGCATGGCGAGCTAGCATGGCGGCGGCTCGCACGCAACAAGGAACGCAGGCTGCTCGCCTGGAAACGCATTGAGCGATGGAATGAACTACTCGCACAACAATCAGCATAGGAGGAGACATGCCAAGAAATTATAGCCGTGATCTACGCCCGGCCAAAGTAGAGGCCGAGACCGCGAGACTCTGGCAACGTGCAGAGCGCACCAAACCCTGCGGCCATCGGCGCATCGTACTCAATTGCAAGCACTGCATCAAGTCCGCTCGATTCGAGAAGCAGGTCAACCAGCAGTGGCAAAGGAGCGCATCATGAAAGCTGAGCAAGCCCTCGCCAACCTGCGAACCGCACACGAGAAGTTCGCCGGCGAGCTGATGATTCTGGAAGTCGCAACGCAGGCACACGAGCGCGGCCCTGCGTACAAGCGCCAGCAAGCCAACGCCTTCTACGCCGCGCTCGCCCTGCGCAAGCAGATCGACCTTGTGAGCGCACGCTACGGCCTCAAGGGAGTAGAGGAGGTACAAATATGATCAAAGTATTCAAGGGATACCGACCTAATCCACCGAAAGAATACTACGAGCAGGGTGCGGCCAATGCACCGGATGAGCCACAATACGAGGGTATTGTCTTTAGTGATGGCACGGTAGCTGTAAGGTGGCTCACCAAGTTTCGCTCACATTCGATCTGGTCTGATTGGGATAGCTTCTATGAGATCCACGGACACCCCGAATATGGCACTCGTATCGATTGGATTATCCAGGACGACGGCGAGGAGGCACGCCATGAGCCGTGATGTCATGATCAACATCGGCTGCACGGTCTTTACGCTGGGCTACATTGCGCTGTGCCTCATCGTGGGCATCTTAGCCAGCCGACAGGATACCAGGCAGCCGCCACAGCCGAAAGACGAGCCAGCTAAGTTCAACGCCGAATACTACGAGCTATACCAGACGGGGCTGTGGTTGCTACAGCACGATACGGAAGCGCCATATGATGACCTCAGGACGGGACATGATGAGGATATCATCTGAAACCAGTTAGGCCGTTTCTCGGTCATCTCAGACGTTTTTAGAGGTATTGTAGAAGTCATTTAGTGAAAGGAAATAGTGAAGCATGACACGTCTTGCTTTTATCGGGGTCTGCCTCATGCTGTTTGTGCTTACCGCATGTGGCGATGTTGCTCATGGGAGCGAGCAGATGCAGCCCAGAACGTCCGTCTGCATTGATACAGGACTGACTGGCCCTGCCGAACAGGAGAATACGCTTTATTGCGCGACGAACACGCTCACTGGTGTGACTGCTAACTGTTGCACGTCAACCTATCAGCAAGCAATCCACCTGGCTCAGCAAAAGTGGATAGTTATTGGGACACCAGAGTTCCTGACACAAACAGTGGACTGGGCTGGCAGGACTATTACTTATGTTCGTTTCAACTCAGGCTTCTATGCGTGGCATTATGACCCGTCAAACGGTATAGCAACCATTGAAGACCCGTACAACCATGTTGTTTATTCAGGGAGGTGATGGTACATGGGCTTTATTGCATTTATCACCCCGGCGGTGCAAGTGCTCGCCTGGACTGTGTGGGGGCTCGCGGTCTTCATCGTGGTCAACAGCGTGCTGGTGCAAAGCTTCAGGCAGGGGTGCCGTGTGTACTTTGAGCACAAGCTCGGCTTCTTCCAGGCGCTGCACAAGCAGTCCCAGCAGGACGCAGACGAGATCAGCTCGCAGATCTGGGAGACGATGAAGTAGAAAGCCTGGCATGTTGAAAGCACACCAGGCTTGAACCCTGTAGTGTTGTGTATACAGGATTACTTGTAGAACGTGCAAGTAGCCTGATAGCGGGGGTAAAGTATGGCATATCGTAAATTTATCAAAGGCTCTGATAACCATGACAATCAGCAGAACGAGCAACTCAGCCACAATCGCATCGTGGTTGAAGGTGGAAGCGCGGCCCTCGTGCTCGTGGTCTTCCTCTGCATCCTGGCAACGGCCAGCATTATCCTCATGGCTATCATCCACCTGGACTTACTCGAATCACTCATTGTCGCGTCGTTCATTGGCTTCTTTGTCGGCGGCTGGGTTGTGCTGGTCGCGCTCACCATACGGCATGTGAGCGCCACGAGAACGGCGGTGGCCGTCGATAAGACTGTACGCACGCGAGCGCTCTTCGAGCAGAACGTGATCTATGCCGCTGACGCCTATATCTTGTACAGAGATCCAGACGGAAGCTATCAGTTCCGGGGCACGGTGCATGTCGATGAGCACCGGCAATTCCTGCCGAAAGAGATTAGCCCGCCCAGTGCGCAAGAAGCGATCCTGACCTGCTACGATCAGGGCATGAGTGGGCGCGCCATTGAGCGCTGGCTCAAGGATAGGGGAGATAAGAAGATCAGCTATAGAGAGATTGCCAAAACGCTCGATCTGTACAGACCGGGTTGGAATACACGGACCACTGTTGAGAGCGATCCACAGGAGGAACCATGAGAAGAATACTTGTTGCAGTAGCGCTCGTACTCTCCCTTATAGCCTTTAGTGCGGATGCTTGTAGCGATTTTACCGGAAGTGATCAAGGTACGTGGTATGGCACATATCAGATTGACTACACTCATACGAGATGGCAAGAAAGCGGCTATGGCAAGACATGCCCTGATCAATTGACTCTAGGGACAACTACAACGCATCTGGTTAAGGGTACCTGTCACAAGTGAGACACCGGCGTTCCAAATGTGACAGATTCCGTTACAAATGAGTTGTTACACTTCCGTTACACCGCGTTTTTATAGATGCATATGCTCTCTCAAGTGGGGGAGTGGGAAGGAGTTCTATCGTATGGACAAATGGCAACAATTCACTAGCCTGGGCTGGTATGACCAAGTAATCGAATTTCTCTTTCGGTTCGTGGCGAAGACGAGCGAGCCGCTGCTGGCTGCTGGCCTGGTCATCAGCGCAGCCGATTATCTCTCACATGGCGCGGTGATGACCGGGAATCCGGCGTTCGCACTTGGTTGGGCATGGGCGCAAGCGCTTGCGCTCGAATCATCAAGCGGCGTCGTCTTCGTATACGCGCTTTCAGCATTCAGGCAAGCCGATAAGGTGAAAGGCGGAATCTACCTGGCACTTGCCCTGCTCCTGGCAATCGTCGGGGGATGGATGCTACTTCTCCAGGTCAATGTGGTGACACTAGGGAGCGCAGAGCCTGCCGTTCTCGGGCTCAACGTGTTGCGCGTGATTGTCAGCATTGCGTACATCTTCCTGCTTCGTGCGAAGAGCATACGCTTTTCCGACCTAGCAGACGTGTCAGCACAGCCAGCAATCGCACCCGAGACGATCAATGTGCTCGTTGAGAAGTTGGAGCACCTGACCGTCACCGTCAATCAGTTGACCAATCCCTCGATGCCAGCATTGCCTGAGCATACGGAAACAAGTGCCGCAACATTGGAAGCCGAAAGTGAACAAGCGGACAGTGTTTCGGAAACACGTGTTGAGCAAGTACAGGCCATCTTAGAGGAAATACCAGATGCGAGTGTGCGTGACGTTGCACATGCCATCGGGCGGAGTAAATCAACCGCTCACAAAGCGATGAAAATAGCCAAACAGCAAAGGGGTAAACCCGCTTCTGAAGCGGAAGGAGCTTGACAGATGAGGTATAATGGAGGTACTAAAATTGTTGTGTCAGGCGGTGCTTGCGACACCCCTGACCGGATAAACCTAACTGGGAGGTCTATCATGGACATTCTACCCCAAGACAACACGCCCCGCAAGCAGTGTACTGGCCCCTGTGGTCGCATGCTTCCCGCTACTCCTGAGTACTTCTATCGCCATAGAGGTGGCTTGACGACTCAATGCAAAGTATGTGCGAGTGAAAAGGCTAGAGTTCGTCGTAGTCACCCAGAGTACAAAGAGTGGAGACGGAAGATGTACAGTCGCCCAGAGGTGCAGGCTAGTAACAAGGCTTATCAGAGTCGCCCTGAGATACGAGAGCATAGGCGTGCTCTCCACAAAGCCTACTATAGCCGCCCTGAGATACGCGAACACATATCCAGTTACAACAAAGACTATCAGAGTCGTCCAGGGGTCAAAGAGCGATATCGACAACATAGTCTTCATCGCATAGCCCGTAAAAAGGCTATTCCAGGAACTTATACCCCACAGCAGATAGAGGACTTGCTAAAGCGCCAACGTCACAAATGCTACTATTGCGCTACCAAATTTGAGAAGCGCAACGGCAAGTACATCTACCACATTGATCATACTTTCCCTCTGAGCCGTGTAAGTTCAGATATTCCAGCAAATGACATTAGTTATCTTGTGCTGACTTGCCCTACGTGCAATGTACGCAAGAGCAATAAGTTCCCTTGGGAGTGGCCAGAGGGAGGACGATTATTATGAAACGGCTAGATATGCCGAGAAAGGCAGTAACACCATGCTATTAGGGGACATTCGATTAACTGCGGATGGTTGTGTTCAAATCCTGGACGTTGACGGGTCCGTGCAAGCCACGCTTACCGTAGGCGATGCCCTGGAACTCTCGCACCGGCTCATGCAGATGCAAGACCTGTTGCTGGAACGCTACCGCCAACAGCTCGCAAAGGACAAGGCAAAAGCAAAGGAGACAGAACTATGAACCTACCGTCACATATCAAGCTTGTGATCTTTGATGTTGATGGCACGCTCGTCACCACGAAAAGCGGAGCCACCTTCCGCAAGACTGCCGACGATTGGCAGTGGTTGCCAGGACGGCTTGAAACGTTGAAAGCGTTGCACGAGCAGGGCACACAGATTGCCCTTGCCAGCAATCAGGGCGGCGTAGCATTCGGATACATGCGGAGAAAAGATATCATCAATGAACTATTCAAGACGGCTCTTGAGGTCGGGAATAATGTTTACGTTGCTGTTTGCTTCACCCATCCGAAAGCAACCATCGAAGAGTTCAGGGTTGAGGATGATACGAGACGCGAGCCAGGATCAGGGATGCTCTTAGAATGTCAGGAGTATTTCCTGATAGGGCCTATTCACACGCTCATGGTTGGCGATAGGCCAGAGGATGAGCAGGCAGCGCAAAATGCAGGCGTTGCCTTCATGTGGGCCGAAGAGTTCTTTAGCGAGAAGGAGACAAAACAATGATAGGCACAAATCATCATGAATCAGCACAGTTTGAACAGGAAGCTGAACTTCTAGCCATCCGTGAGGCGGCAAAGTCGCTGGGATTGGCATATCACGACCTCTATAGAGATATGCTCAGAGGGCGCATCCCTATACAGCGAATCAACGGCATGTATCGCGTTGCAAAAGCCGACCTTGAGGCTTACTGGAAGCATAAGCAGAGCGGTGATTGGTCATCTGTTGGTAAGAGTGCCGAACCTGAGAGTGCCAAAAATGACCTCTATGCTACTCCACTTCCATCAGCGCCATATCTTAGTGAGGTTGAGTTGCTGAATAAGCTCGTGAGCGCGGTTTTCACGCGACTCTCCCCGGTACAGCCTGCGAACCTTACTGCGTTGCAAGAAGTCACCCCGGCTATTCGTGTGTGGTTGGTATCTTTGCAGACGCCCGAAGGAGTCATGACCTGCCGTGTGATCTATGATGGAGAGTCGTTTTCAGTTGAGTCTGTTATCTAAAGGAGACACCACAATGATCGTACCCATCATCGTGATTATCATAGTATGCAGCATCATCGCGGTACTCAGCGTCCTTGCCTATGGCACCATTCGGCACAACAGCCGCTTAGAGCGAGAGAAGAGCGCAGCGCGGCAAGATGCCGAGGGAGCACAGCGAGAGTTAGAAGTAGCCATTGCAGGCAAGGAGGCGCTAAAAGTAGAGAATGGCAGGCTGCAACAGGAGAACGAGTTCAAGCAAGCCACCATCGATCACCTGAGCGTCAAGGTCGATGAGATCAGAGCGCAGAACAGAGACCTGGAAGAGATCAATAGCGACCTGATAAAAGGCCAGGCCGCCATGCGCAACCAGCTTGCAGAGCAGCGCCGTACCGTGCCCATCAAGCGCGTGCGCAAGACCGACACGCATGCTACACAGGAGGAGGAAGCATGAAAGCAAATATAACAGAACGCCTACGCACAGCCCTCGTGTGGCTGCACAATCGCCTGAAGCCATCAGAGCAGCGCACCGATTGGGTCGAGTATAGCAAGCAGACAGCCTGGAGAAGCACACCGCGCTTGCTGCCTCCTCCACAGCCACAGCCGCCGAGCACCTACGAGCCGCCTGGCAAGACAACCGACCCGGCTCACCCAATCCAGGCCGGAGGCGGTAGCGCGCTCCATATGCCCACCGGGGTATGGCGTAAAACCTACCTGGCCCGCAAGGCAAACCCTGAACCGACGGAGAAATTGCCATCGGTCAAAGGACTGCACAAGGCGCACTTCTACAAGATGCCATCCAAGATTGATGTGCAAGCCGATAGGTTTCTGCTCGACGTCGAACCGATAGAGCCAGAGGACAAAGACCTCGAGGATACCGAGCATGGACCCATAGCTACGCTCTATAAAGAGTCGCGCTATGGGCAGAGAGGCAAGGCAAGCTAGCGTGTCATAGCTGCCCCACCGGCGGCGTCACGGCTGGCATCTGGGCTGTGCTGAACGCTGCCATCGATACGCCTGGGTCAATGGGCGATGGTGGTATAGGCGCCTGTACCGTTTGTCCAGATTGTAGCTTGAGTTCGGACAGTGGAACCTGACCGACAGGCGGCTGTGCAGGTGTCATCACCCAATCCTTCGTCCCTGGTGTTTGCGCCGATAGCAGCGTAGGCGGAGGCGGTACAGGATGCGTGTGTGTGGCGAGCAGGTTGACAAGGCTCTGCTGTTGCGCAGACGAGGGCGCCTTCAAAGCGCCGTTGAAGCCAAGGAGGCCAGCGGCCAGGATGAACATCGATGAGGCAAATGCGATATCAATCTTGCTTACAAACAAGAGCACGACGCCGCCAATGACGAGTAGGGCCGCGACGACGACCAGAGAGATTTCTGTGAGTGGATTGTTAGTAGACATGCTATAATTTCTCCTATGAATGAGAACGAAGAACGAAATGAACACTTTCAAGGCTTTGCTCAACTCCTATGGGATGAACTACAGCCAGATTTGGAACCGTACCTGCTTGCGAGTCAAGCACAGGATAGTTGGGATATTGTGAATGAATCTGAACCTCCCAATCTGTCTGATCTTGAAGCTCACGTAAAACAAATCATCGCTCAGCGCGCCTACGATCTGGTGTACCATACGCTCGGCTCCGAGCGTACCGAGATGATATACTGGTCAATCCCGAGAGTCGTCCGATACATTCCAGACCTGAAAGAATGGCCTACACCGCCGTTACTGCCACCATTTTCTGAGCGAGATCGTTAGCGGTGGTTAGCTTGTTCGCGTAGGCTTCGATGCGCGGGTCAGGTGCCGCAGGCTGCTGTGCCGCTGCCAGGTCTGCTTTCAGTTGCGCGATTTGCGCGTCTAGCTGCTGTATCTGCGTGGCTTTGAGTTGCACTTGTTGCCGGCAAAAGGCCAGTTCCCGAACACCCCATTCAACGAATACGCCCCTTGCTGCGGTATACCCGAGCATCGTCCAGTTGAAAAGCTGCTGCGTTCCCCCGCCTAAGCTCGGATTGGATGATTCGAGCAAAGACGTGCCAAATTCTTCCTTGAGCGGCACGTTGGCGCTATCCCAATTGTGAGCTAGTACGTAGTCTCTGAAGCCATGCACGACCTTGACGCCGTTGGGGGCTGTAAGTGTTGTGCCATCGTCATGCCAATTAGCAGGAATCATAGTTCCTCCTCCTACAAACCATTGGCCGCAATCGGCCTTGAGCGAGCGGTCATAATCGACTTCAATGCCGCTCATGAGCACACTATTGCTGTATTGCTGAATGTGGGCTCTCGGTTCCCATGCGCCTCCTGACCAGGCGTAGGTTTGCCAGCCCCAGGCGATTGCCCCGGCATCAAACAATCCGGCAATCAGGCGATAGGAGCCATATGCGCCGGTACGTGCTAGTCCAATCACTGACGCGACACCGTGAAAGTAGTCGAGCACTTGGGCCGCGCTATAATCCTCATCGGCGCTAAAGTAGATAGGCCGGTTCGGTGGCCCGCCACAATTTGCGTGACGTCTTTGCGCTTCTTGAGCATCCCATACGCCAGCAGCGAAACCCTCTAGGACGCGGTTCACATACCATTCCCAATTGGAAACGAGCGCGATCCCCGCATGGGAGAGAGTCAGCGCTTCGGATGGCGTGAGTATCTTTGTTTGATCGGCCAGGCCACTATACCCGATGTAGCGGCAGACGAACGCGACACCCGCCGCCTTCATGTCTGCCAGGGCGGGCATGCCGACGCTATAATCGAGCCCGAATGACAAGGTTCACCTCCTTCGCAGGCGGATAAAGCACTCCAGGTTGAGCAAAAACAGTTTTAGGCGGATATACACGTTGCCTCCTTACCAGCACACACACGAGCGTGCCTAAAAACACGAGAGATGAGCACCCGCTCCATAGGACAGCGTACAAAAATAGCATGCTTTCTCCTTTCTATGGTTCGCTCACGACCTGGAGCGTCTGGGCATCCATCGCCACTGGCCCCGTCGAGAGCGTCACGACAGGGTAAGCTTTGTACAGGCCAGCCTTGCCGAGTGGGTTGGTGCTGAGCAGGTCAGCCGCCGATGGCGTGAAATCTGCCAGTCCGCCCGCCGCGTTGGTGATGTTCCACGCCCCGGTACAAATGTATAACGAATAGTTATTATTGACATCCTCTAAGTGCATGGCTATTGAACCATTCGCCACTCCTGCCAATGAGAAGATGCCTGAGTCAGTGGTAAAGGTGTGATGGCTCGTTCTACCGTCGAAAGCCGTGATTGGGCTCCATGACATACTAATGCCTCGCTTTCCATGTTGTTTTCTCATCTCGTGTATCCCACGTGGCCTGCTCGTCGCGGCTATCCCATCCTGCCAACCCATCGCGTGTTTTCCATGTGGCCTTGCCATCGCGTGTGAGCCAGGTTGCCCGCCCGTCTCTTGTGAGCCATACTGCGTCACTGGGCGCGATAAGCACGAACCTGCATGCAATATCCTTTGTCCGAGCCGTCCCTACCGACGTCAGGATGAAGCGCAGGGCGATATCGCGGAGTTGGCTCGCGCTCATGAGCCTGAAGCGGCTCGCTACATCTCGCACACTCCCTAATCTGAAGCGCGTCGCCACATCACGCAATCGGGCAAGCCTGAACCTTGTAGCTACGTCTCTAAGCTGATTGGCTGACATCAACCTGAAACGGCTCGCTATATCCCGTATGCTCTGATTGGCGGTTCCCAGCTTGAAGCGTGTCGCGATATCATTGAGCTTGGCGAGACGGAACCGTGTAGAGACATCCTTGAGTATCCCTAAGCGGAACCTGCTCGCTATATCCCTTAGCTGATTGGCCGACATCAAGCGGAACCGTGTTTTGATGTCGTTCAGCTTCGCCAGTCTGAATCGAGTGGCTACATCGTTCAGCTTTGCCAACCGGAATCGAGACGCTATATCCTTTAACTGGTCGGCACTCTTCAGTCTGAACCGTGAGGCTATATCTTTCAATTGATTAGCCGACATCAGTCTGAAGCGAGTGGCGATGTCCTTGAGTTGATCGGCGCTTTTCAGCCTGAACCGTGTGGCTACATCCCTCACGGATTGCTGCATCAATCTGAAGCGTGTCGCGATATCTCTCACGGATTGCGTGCCGCCGGTGGCAAGTACAAAGCGCGTAGCTACGTCCTTCAGCACGTTGGCAGACATCAGTCTGAATCGAGTGGATATGTTCAGCGCGTAGTTGATGAGCGTGCCGCCAAGCGAGCGTGGCACATAGCGCGGGATATTGACCGGCTGCGTCGTATCGGCCAGCGTAGACGTAAGCGAGCGCCCTTGCCACTTCGGAAGCGGCACCGATGGCGATGGGCGGAACAGCACGCCGGATAGGGCGCGCACCACCCACCTGGGTTGACTGAGCGGCTCTGATGGCAACGTGTCGTCCACACTGAAGGAGTCGAATTGGATAGTTGATCCCACTGCTGGAAAGCAAGAGATGGCAAATTGCCCATTGGTGAGCGATGCGTCTGTCGCGGCAAGCATCCAACTTGCAGGCTCTGCCGTGCCATCAGCCCAGCACTTGACCATGAGCAACGTGCCAGCGGTACGCGCTCGCATCCAATAGGCCGTGCCGGCCGTCCAGGTAAAGGCTTGACTGGCGACGGTGGTGAACACCCCGCCCACATCTTTGCCAATTTCAAGGAACTGCCCAAGGTTCCCGATATCGAAGTAGTACCAGTTACTCGCATCCTTGTAGCGGCAGGTCAGGCCACACGAGTCACCAGAGGCCCCAGGCGTGAAACGGACAAGCATCTCGACATCCGGGCTTGTTCTTGTGCCGAGCGTGAGGACAGCATACGTAGAGCCCGCATTGGAGATCTTGCCCTCATTGGCGGTGACGGCAAGCGGCTGTGCGCTCCCACGGGCAAGTGTCCACACTTGCCCATCAGTGGCGTTGCCCCAACCGCTTGCAACAGGCCCTCTCTGGAAGGTGTCCTGACCGATGAGTGCCATAGCTTACTCGACTTTGGGCATGGGAAGGTTCCCCATGCCCTTGATTTTCCTATAATGCGATAAGTACCGCGTCACTTGCGCCTGCGATGTTGGCTCCAGATTGGAGGCGAGCAGCACCGCAAGCAGGTAGAGCAGCCAATCGGCATCGGTGCCTTTTTCCTGAATGCCGATTGACTGCAACGCCTCGCCTAGCTCTGCCATTGCTGCGGTGAGGACCATTATTCTTCCGTCCATTCTATGCTGATATCGAAGAGCCAGCCGGTAATGGTTGCAATGGCGTTCAAGTTCACCGCGAACACATCGGCAGTACCAGAAAGGGTGGGTGGCTGACCGCCGCGCATGCCAAAGTCCTCGATGTAGGGAAGGGCTATTGGGAAGTCTGTCGCTGTAAACGGCGTGAGTTGCAACATCATACGATGGTTGCGTATGACTCCCACGAGCGTTCCGAGTGTTGGATTAGCGGTATAAGCTAGCACCGTCGCAGTGACACCAGCGTCCGTGCGGTAATGGGCGACTCTGGTGGGTGCAGTCGATGTGCCCGCCGTATCTGCCGTCGAGCGCAAGAGTAACTGGATAGGAAGAATGGTCGTTGCAGCAAGCGTAGTCGAGCCGGTGATGACTAGCCGCGTCACCTTCACCAACTTGGAGGCGCTTCCTGTCAGGGTAAAAATGTCGGTTGCCGCTGTGACCGGCACAAGCCCGGTGATCGCAGCGGAATACGTTGCGCGGCTACCAGCAACCGGCTCCATACGCACCGGGGCAGAGTCATTGCTTGATGCATCGGTGAAGAGCGCCCCCCCCTGCATGATCTTGAAGCCGGTGCCGGGTACGTAGACGTTTGGGCCAGGGATGTTGTTGCTGTCTGCAACCTGTGCTCCGAAAGCCATTTTAATCCTCCTTCTGTCTCACGACAGTAGTAGTGGTGAACTATAATCGAAACCCTTGCACGTGAAGTCCGAGCGCGCCGATAGGCGTCACGGTATCGCGCCACCCGCCGAAATGGTAAATCGTTGATTTATACGCCACGAGGTGCGGCTCCCCTGGTTTGGGCCGGTAATCCCAGATGAAGCATTCACACCTACCGCTCACCTTGTCGATCACACGCCCAATCACCTGATATTCCAGGCTGTTGCCGCCCGCGCCGATCATGTCCAGGCTCTTCGTCTTGAACTGAAACGGGAGCATGCCGTCTGCAATCTCAAGCGTGGCTGTCCTGCCATCGGGGCAATGCAGCCGTATCTCCTTGACGCGGTGGACATCGCCAGTTGAAACGATATCATCGCCCCAATCAAGCTGTCGCACGCCTGCTTGGCCACGGCGCATGGTTGGAACCATGTGATGCTCCGACCACTCACGACCCGATGTGAGCAGAACGGACCAGTACGAGAGCTGCGGGTCTATCATGTTGGCTACGGCTACGAGTGAACTGGTGAAACTCATATGCTATACTCCTCCTAAAAAGGAAGGTGAACGATGAGTACCGAGAGAGATACACACTTTGCAGGCTTTGCTGAATCGCACTATCTTGAATTGAGTGACCTCTTTGCCCAAATGTATGCTTGCCAGATAACGGGCGACCATTCCGGCGCTGATCAGGCGCGATATGCAATTAAACAACTCCTTGCTCAGCGCGCCTACGACCTGGCGATACACTGTTTTGCGTCTGTCCCTGACGAGAAACAATCTGAGTATGGCGATCCCCCTGATTGCGTCGAGCATGTCCCTGACATTGCCCAATGGTCTGACCTCACA